TATCTTGTCATCTTGCGAAAATAGCGATGTAATATATGTGTCGTAGGCGATTCTCTCGGGAATCGAATTGGCATATGTCACGACGATATTATAATTACATTCGAGGCTGAAGTCTAGGACGACGCTCCTACATTGCTCGTAAAGTTCCTTGAAGTCATCTACATTGTTCCTAATATAGGTATTGTGAAGAAGGACGATATCGCTGCGACCCTTGAACTTTTTAACTTTCATCATCGGCCACAGGTGATACTTCTTCAACAGCGAAATAAGACAGTTTGCATAGCTCGCGCCAGTAACGCCAGTCTCGGGATTTGCTTCACATCCAGTATTCATCTGGTAAAGGGAGAATGTCTCTTCAATAAGTTGGTAAAGATTGGTGGGAAATCGAACAGCAGTGATAGCAGAAGTCATTGGGATTCAAGTTAAACGAAGTTAAACGAAGTTAAACGAAGTTAAACGAAGTTAAACGAAGTTAAACGAAGTTAAACGAAGTTAGACGGGGTAAGACGAAGTAAGACGCGAGTTGATCGCGTGTTGGACACGAGGTGATTGTATAATTACATATATTCAATCTCTTATATCAATTTTTATTTATTTAAGGATAAAAATAAGGATTAGGAAGACTGCTTCGCTACTTCGCTGCTACGCTACTTCGCTTCAGGTTTTTTATAGTATTTGTCAAACCATACTTGGCCTACTTGTTTGGACGCCTCTTCGCTCGTAATATTTTTCTTGATAATCTCTTCGCGCATAGATAAAAAGTACTCGAAACTAGAGTAGTCAAATCCCGACTCTTTTGACACCATCTCAAACAGCATAGGATACCTTTCAATGAAAAACTTGTACTTCTCATCTTGTGTCATCTTATTAACTATATTGGCATGCGGCATCTTTCCTTTATTTTCGTGAATAACGCTCATAATATCCTGAACGATTTCCTTAATCTCCTTATTACCCAAACCATCGCTTAAAAAGTCGAGACCAGTATTTACTTTCTTATTATTTGCTCCACCAGATTGACAATCGCCGCCTCTTTTTTTATTTGAACTCATTCTTTTTATTTTATAATATGTGTATAGTTATATGTAAGTGCCTTATTCTTTATATTCTTTATCCCTTATAATAGAGACATTTGCGGCATTTTTTATTCCTTCTATTGTAATAGAATAAATACAAAAAAATGAAGAATGAACTAATGTATGCGGAGCTAGATTATAGTCCTAATGTGAAAGCTCCTGAACCATTAAAAAACGCTGGGTTATATACAGGCGACGTCTTGTTTGATAAGAAGCCATGGGGCAATAATTATGTGATTCCACGAATTGAACCAGATGCCGTAGCTTACAGTTCTCAATTTTACGCCAGTCATCATATACCGTCTTATAATAGACCTGGGAATAATACCATAAATAGTGATGCATATAAAAAATACAATTTAAATATTTTACCTGAAACGAATAATACATATACATTCTCCTGTCATACGAATGCGAATATAGATTAGGAAACTGTTACGGGCACAGGAACAGGGACAGGCACATTAGCAGTAGTCGGCGAAGGTTTTTTAATTGTTTCTTTGTGTTTTTCTAAAAAGTCACAGATGTATTTGTAGGTTTCATCAACCTGCTGGAACGTGATACCGCCCGTAATCAATACGCTACCGCTTTCAAACAAAGCACCAGTGACCTTCTTACATTCCCCAATATTTTGCCCCGAACCTTTACCATAACAATATTTAGGACACGAGCAGATCCCGTTCTTATTTTTATTATTGATATTCCAAAAGTACTCTAACTTGACTCCTTGATATATGCCTGGTTGAAAACTACATTTGTTATTATGCTCGTCGCCAATAAATAGCTTGTGTATCTCCTTCCTTCTAATTTCAAAACCCTTTGTAAGTCCAGTGTCGCTATACACTTTGAAGTCGGTGTTAATCATCCTTATCTTGAAGTTTTGATATTTCAAATCCAGTTTATAGTCGGGCTCGGGATTCACGATGATATTTTTGTCGATATTATTATATATGATGGTGATGTCTTCGATAATATGATTGACAATATGCTCGGTATCCTTAATATCTTTGATACCTGTAAGCTGTATGTTTCCGTTCTTAAATATCTTCACATTAGGTATATATTTATCGCTAAACTTATAAATAACTGTAACCTGATTATCAAACCTGTTCTTTTTCATCGTGTTCTTCTTGCTTTTCCTTCGTTTTTTAGGATACACGCCTTTCGATGCATCGACGCCGTTCTTCATAAACTGAACCCATACGACACCCTTGTCTTCCCCTCCAATAATATTATCGATCACCCTGATATTATCAAAGAGAATCCCTAGATTTATATTGAGATTATTACCGATGTTTGCATTACACGTAATCGTAGATATCCTATAAGGTGAAAAGAAGATGTCCGTGCCGCTCGCTCCGCTGCTGCCTCCGCTGCTCGCCGTGCCACTGGAATTATTGCCTTCATTACCGTTGATAATACTCATATTATATCGTGTTATGTTCTCGCATATATATAAGGATATATGCCCTTATATCATTTTTTATTTCAAAAAGGTTTAATATGTATTTTATTTTTATATATTAAATAAAAATAATGCGATAATACCAATAATGTGATCACTCAATCATCTACTTTGAAACAAACATACTCAACTTCGTGTCAATCGAGTTCGTACTTGCGACCTTGCTTTTTTTAATATTCTGGTTATCCAATTTGATATGCATATTATCCGTTATATTCTTAAGATACGAGGTATTCACCACTTCATAACTAAAGTTCGTAGAAATCATCGGGGGGAGATTTAGAATGAACGTCTTATCATTTGTATAATGCCCTTTGCGGAACTCCTCAATTGACATTGGGCCATTGAATATTTTAAGTAGAAATCTAGAAGGAGCTGGGCGAATCGGGTGCGTGAATCCGTAATGTTTGCTTAACATCTGTATTAGACTGTTGATTTCCCACACCTTGTCGCTCCCACAATGCGAAGAGAAGTTATAGGCGTTCGCACATTCGAGCGAGCAGAAGTTCCCAAACAATACATAGGTATCGGTTTTGATATTGTATTTATATGGCATCCCAAATGTCCTATCGACAATCGGGTGACAGCACCAATAGCAATTATTACAGGAGTTCAATATCTCCTCCTTATTAGACGCCTTCAATGAATACTCGCTATTGCTATTATCTATTATGATATTGTCTTGAATAGCCGCATAGGTGTTGTTTTCATTTATATAAAAACAATTGGGTTCATAGGGTTCGGGGAACTCGGTACTCGTGTTGTTATCCGTAATATTCAACTTATTGATTTGAGCGTTTGTCAAAGGCAACTGCAATATGATGTCCTCGTTATCAACCGCGGATATCTCCTTAATTATTGTACTCATCAGGTTTCTTTTTTTCTTTGTATCGCTAGCATTATCGTCGCTAGTTTTAGCTTTTCTAGGCATCGCGATGTCTTATATTAAATATATATGCGTTTATTATTTATATAATTATATAAATGTTTGATATTTCTAGTCTCTTGCAAGCCCTTCTATTCGATTCTATTCGATTCTATTTCTCTTTATCAAAGTAGTCTTTAAAATACACGATATTCTTTATCAAAGAATCATTGATATTATCTGCGGGGCTTTTAACGCTCGGGGCGTCGAACTTAATAGGCTCCTTATTAGAAGAATTGGAAATACATTTCAATTTAATCTCCCTTATTTCGTTATTTAAAGAGTTTATAGTATCTATTAAATATTTTATAATGTATCCTGATAGTAATATTAGGATTAATACGAGCAGATCCATTCCTTTTTATTAAAGAGCGGAGGGTTTCCCTTTTTCCTTTTTATTAAAGAGGGATATAAAAATTATTTAACACGGGATTCGCTAGTTACCAAGTTACCTAGTTACCTACCTACCTACATACCTACCTACCTAGACCAGACGAAATTGCACGTCCCATTAATTACAGAGAAGACATTGATAACCTTCGAATATACTATTACATCGAGCTTCACATCATTCTCGTCAATGTAAGGAATCGACTTTCGCCTCATTAGTTCGAACAAGTATTTAAACTCGTTTTTCCTCGTTATGTCTTTTTTAACATCGCTATTGCCCCTGTTGTTAATATTCATATATATCGACGTGGTAATCATTTGATTATTATAGGAGCCTGCACTCATTATCTTCTCGGGGAATAACGAAAACGAATAGCTGTATATTCCCGTCCGTGGCACATTCGTATGATATTGATAGGGCTGTATGTTGTTATAATAGTACGCCTTCTGGTCTTCGCGTATTATAGTATCCGCCCATTTAATCTGCGCGCCTTCTAATATTCCCATTGTCTCGTTATATTTATGCGAAGCAGTATAGTTGTCGTGTATATTAAACCTCTCTGGTAAATCAGACCTTCGTAATACCCAGATTATCTCCTTAATGTGATTATAGGAGTTTGTAAGCGTATAATTACCGCCATAGCTTGTGATATTTAAAGCGGGGTACGTCTGTCGCTTCACATAATCGACAACGTATTTGACGACTCCTTCATCACGCAACGACCTCGACCTGTAATCGCTATCCAGGAATACGTAATTAACATCTAGAGAACACTGTATATAGCTCGGGTTTTTTATAAAGTTGGTGATATTTATGGATGTACTAGATGATCCTGGGGCAGCACCTTTACCATATATGCTATTATAGAACACAGGCGATACATAGAGTTTAAGCGTATCGCTCCATACCTGATAGAGTTTCTCAATATCATTTATGCGAATATCAACCTTTATCTCCTGATTCTGTATCTTGTATAATGGCAATGCAAGCGACGGATTGCGGGTAAACCAGAAGTTCAAAGGAACCTGCAGTGTCCGCCCCTTAATCGAGGGATTATCTGCATCTTCCGTATCTTTTTCGACGGACGGATATACCTTGTTGTATAAGATGTTGTTTCGAATGACATACCTCGTATTGTTATTATTAGGATTTATATATTCTGGGATATTACCAATCAGCTTGTTATATTCGACGTCGTCCTTGTTTGTGAGCTCGTTCCAAATATTCATCCATTCCCCATATATCTCGTCGATGATGCTTCCTTCAACCCTTATGACGGCCGTATTAATAAAGTTGTGGCCTACGTTATTTACCCACCGAAATCTGTGTATATCCGTGGAATATATGTCAGGCAGGTTGAAAGTCAGGTACATATTGCTTAATAAATCACCATAGCGCTTTATGTTAAACGTCATAAGAATATCCTTTGTGGTTGCGATATTCGTGAGATTTATGGATGAGTTATTCTCTGGTATAACATTCTTGTTCTCCATAGAGAAATTGACATGCTTATTATATACATATTTATAGTAATTAATGCAAGGGTTCAAATTGATATAGGAATCCATCTGTCCTCTTAAAACTAGCTGTGTTATACCGCCGCCCATAATTGCTGTATATTATTGATACTTTAATATTATCTTATATAAATATATTCTATTCATTCCTTCGTCATTCACTTCGTCATTCACTTCGTCATTCCTTTGTCATTTACTTCGTCATTTACTACTTATTCTCGTATTCATTTATAAACTCCAGTAGTTTCTCTTTGGTTCTTTCTTCCTCGAAAGAGTCGATTGGTGTCGTGCTGCTAATCTGGTTATCGACCATAATAAATGTCGGGAAACTGGAAATCTCCATAACCTTTAGACGGTCAGCATTCGAGACATTGTCAAACTTTTTAAGTTCTACATTGTTAAATGTCATATTACTCAATTCATCCCAAATGCCTTTTTTATTGAAAGTTTCGCAATGCACGCACGTGTCCATATAGTAATATTCTAGGCTGTATCTTTTCGTTCCCGACGAACCACTGAAGAAGGTTTCTTTTATCATATCCTTATTCAAAATTAGAATGGCGAAGGCACACAGAGTCGATATTACTATAATAGTAAGGAGCGTGATATTACTCGAACCCTTGCCCTTCTCACCGCCATATCCAAATCCTATACCTTTGCCAATTCCCTTGCTAACTCTATTTATGCTCCTGCTAATCCCTACACCCATTCCCATACTCTTTGAAAGTTTAGTCATTCGATTATACACGATTATACTCTATCCTAATATAGACAAACATAATATCTAGATTATGTTGTTGATAATGTCGTAGTTATTATGATATTTTTTAGAAATCATCTCCTTGATATTGACATTGTCATATGTGAATGCGATATACGTATAGAAGTCGCTGATGTTGTTCTCGATAATATCATTTAAAAACTCCTCTATCAAGTCGCACTTTATTAAAAGAATCCTATGATCTAGCGCGTCATAGTTGATGTTTTTAATTGTATCCACAACATATACACTGAACTCTTTGTTTTCCAATAATACCTTGTACTCGTCTATGTCATCATTACTGCATACGACGATAGTTCTATATATTAAATGAGTCTTGTAGATATCATCTAGTTCCTCTACAAACTGATCTTTAATATCTAATCTCATAATATATATTATACTATATTATATAATAATATAAATAATTTTTATATGATATCCTATGGTGTCTTCCATTCGCTTGCCTCAATATTTTTTATATATAAGATTATTAAATATATTTAGTAATAACAATGGATGAGAAAGTAGTTAAAATACCCTTATCTGTTTTTCATAATAGATATAATATTGAAGTGCCTCCTAATATCATCCAGAAGGCTGATGCTCTCAAAAAGTCATGTAGTTGTTTTGATTCATTTTATGATCCTAAAATGATATGGGAGAAAAAGTTATACTATAAGAAAGAAAGGGGGTCAAATAATACAGCTAGTCATTCTTCGTACGCTTCGCAGGCTCCTTACAATTCACATCAGCATCATTATTCGCATTCACCACAGCATCATTCTTCGCATTCACATCAGCATCATTCTTCGTACGCTTCGCAGGCTTCGCAGGCTTCGCATTCACATCAGCATCATTCTTCACAGGCTTCACATTATCCTAATGCATATACCTCGAGTAACAAGGGACGAGTTCATATCATCATCCCCGACTTTTCCGACAATTCAAATACAAAGCGGTCTTTAATAGGACAGCTGAATAAATTGACGATCAAGAATAAGGATGTCATCTGTGAAAAGATCAAGAACATTATCGCCGATAACAATACCGAGGAGATATTTTTAATCATCCTATCGTATATAAGAGTTTATGACGGCGACAACAATCTTTATATAGGTTTGCTAGAATACTTTGACAGCGCCTTTTTAAAGGATATGATCGATAAGCGATGGAATAGTTATCTACAAGACAAGGAGTGGGTTCCGCCTAAATATATATTTGAGAATAATCTGCTATTACTTAATAACGAGTATGAGTTATACTGTGACTATATTAAGTGGAAGAAGGGGATTCATAATGTAAATGTGCTGTGGATAAAATATAAAAAGGCCGAAATATCCACGCTATTAAATAATATTTATGCGTATCTCACAGAAGAATGCATAGGCAATCCTAATATACATAGGTATATCATAGACATCTTTCTAGAACAAATCTTGAAGATATTGAATAACCATCCTGATAAATCTATCGTAGAAAAAATAAGAAAGTTAGATATGAAAAGCTTTGAGACTCCCGTGAGTACGAGTTCCACGAGTTCCACGAGTTCCACGAGTTCCACGAAGTTCTTAATATATAATATTATAGAAAAATAAATAATTTCTATTATTATAGTATAGAGAATAATGAAAGAGACCGATAGCACTTTATCTTTTTATAGCAGTTTATTCATACAACTAATATTTGTATTGCTACTCGTTATAATATGGAGTTATATATACAAGCTAGAAAATGTTGGCTGCGCTTGCTCCGAGCACAGCAACAAGGAGTTTATCAAGAACTTCACTATAATCGCACTATTATATTTCTTAATAACTGCGTTTATACCAATCAAGGCCATCGCTAAAAATATGGGCTTTGGTGTCGTTCAACTACTGGCGTTCGGTACATTTATATTCTTCTTAACATTTGTGGTATATATCTACTATGCCTTTGACTATGTCCGCTATCTAATGAACGAAAAGTGCAAGTGCTCCGAAGATTTACGCCGCGATATTATTGCGATTGGAACGATGATATCCTTGTTCCTTTTCATAATACTTCTCTTCACCATCATCATCATCCCGATTTTGATAAGCACTCTTACTAATTTATTAGTAAAAATACAGGAGTTTGAAGGAGAGGTCGAAGAGGTCATCAAAAATCCCGTAAAATCTATCCGTAATACCCCTGGGCGTCTATTCAACACGACCAAGGATATCGGTTCTTTCGTAAAGAAAACCGCTTCTAAACTTGCCAAGGGCAAGAAAGGTCGTAAGTAAATAAATAAAAAATATAGATATGCAATACATGCATACACAAGCCTTATTTTTATACGTTTATAATTATACAATTATACAATTATATAATAATCCTTCATTGAAGCCTTTAGAGCTCACTGTCGTCTATGAAGATATCTTTGAGATAAGGCGCTAGAATCTCCTCAACGATAAGTTCAGGTTTAAACTCATCATACGTCATAAATATCTTTAGAAGTTGCTCCGAGAATCCCGAAATCATAGCAACCCCTTCTGTTTTGCAATTCACAGGAAACGATTCCTTATGACTAGAGTTGAGATTCCAGAATATGAACTTGGGAGGCGTATAGCCAGCCGCAACAAACCGCTTTTTAATCGTTTTATACAGCGTTTCGACGCATCCACGCCCTTCTTCTCCAGTAGTAGCCTCGTCAAACTGCATATCAGTGAATATAAACAGTTTCCTAGGCATATCTTCGTCGCTAATATTATTATCCTTGCCATACTTAATTACCATATCACATGATTTGACAAAGTCGGTATTATATCCATAATCCACTTTCATTAGAGAATTGAAGCAAGTATATAGAGAAGGCTCCTCACCCCTGTCCGCATATTCCTTGTATAGGTCATCGGGAATCAGGGATACAAGCTCGGGCTCGGCACTGAATGTAATGAACTTGTTTTTAAACATTCCATTACAGCACTGTGATGTAATAATACCTAGTGAAATTGCTACTTGCGCTGGGATGCTACCATTGCTTGCAGAGAACATAGATCCCGACAAATCGATAATCGCCAAGGAGTTCCCGAGAATACCGCAACTTTTAACATCATTTACGATAGTTCTCCACTGAAGTTCAATGGTTTCATTCTCTTTGTAAGCGTTAGCGGCGTTCGCGTCCTCATCAACAGCTTCATCATCAACATATTCGTGCGTATTGCGAAGATTCACATAATAATTCGCTAGCTCGTGAGGGAGAATACCTGTAACATTAATCTTTGCATCACCTTTTCTTACCTTTGCCAAGTATTCGCAATACCTCTTACTGTCGTGCTTATTAAATGCCATATGAAGTTTTCTCGAAGCAACACCAGGGACTCCTTCGTAATTGATTTTATCCCATTCATTATTACACATCAGACTCTCTACAATTGCAATCTTTTTCCTGAGAGGCACGAGGTATTCTTTCCTATACTTTTCCATCTTCTTCGTATCATCCTTATCATAGAGGATTGTGGCGATTTTCTTGGCAAATTGCTTGCGCGAGTCGTTCCTATCATTCTCACTCGGCGCCCATTTAGCACACAAAGATACGCTATCTACCTTCCTCGCGACCTTCCTTGCGACCTTTGTGTCTTCGGCAGCATCAGTTCCAGTAGCAGCATCCGCCTCTGCTACAAGTTCGCTGATTTTAAGGGATGTAATGTCTTCCCTCAACTTATCCGCAAACAACGTCAGTTCATAATTCTTGTTAATTATCCCATCGCCTTCGTTCTCGTAACAGATATAAAGCAGATCTTTCCAGCGCCCATAATTATTAACATAGGTCATAATGTTATTCATATAGGTGTATGGTTTGTTGTCTCGCAACCATAGCATCGCCTGATTAGATACTGTTTTTTCCTTCTTACCCTTCAACCTATCACGGCCGTTGAAAATAATAGCAACAGTCTTTTTGGGGTCAATCGTCCAGCATTTTTCAATATACTGGTAGTTTTGCTCCTTTGAGAGGGTACGAGAATACATCATAAAGTAATCCACAATATGGCTACCGCTTGTATCAAGAGCTACAGCACCATTCTCGGTTAAGGTGTATTTAGGCGTATCGCCCTGCGAAGCCTGGGTATCATGGGTGCCCTTTTGGGTATCCTGCGAAGTCTGCGAAGCCTGGGTATCATGGGTGCCCGTTTGGGTATCCTGCGAAGCCTGCGAAGTTTGAGAGAAGGTATCCATTGTACTTGGTCGTAGTAATATAGAAAGAAGCCCGCGTATCATTTTTTATTATTAAATAAATAAAAACACTACAATTTTATATATATATATAATAAATCAGTGTTATGTTATATTTTCCTTGGAGATTCCAGAGATCAAGAGTTGTAAATTGTAAGTTAGGGGCTGCAAATAGCACGCTTTCTACCATTAGAGAGTGGGTAATAGAGCAGACGCCTTCATTCAAGACATCGACACATTGGTGGTACAACGATTTACCACCGCATATTAAAGGGTTGTTTTGTGAGATTACAATGGATACAAAGATCACAGGGATGTTTAAAAAATTATTTGGAGACGACTATAAGGTGGATGTGATTCACCAGATGAACGAGATATATGTATCGCCTCCTTCAAATAATAACGCAGACTTTGTAAAGAATGCTTCTGACAATATATTTTTTACGAGACACATAGATGGCCCACTTTTCAATATTCCCTTCGCATCCTGTTATAGGGTTATTGTGGGCCTCGATGATAATCGGGATATTATGACAGTATTTAATATGTCGCAAGAGACCTATATGATAAAAACTGGCGACGTCGTAGGGTTCGACTTTCACAGGGAATGCCATTATATATCTCCTGTCATTTGGAATAGCGAAGATACACCTGCAATCCTAGAAAGGAGATATCGCGTTATCCTAAAAATACATTACTGCGTATATCCTTATTGGGCGATCGCTTTCGGTTTTATTGTAAGCAACCTCTCTATCCTATATAATAAGCTCTTTAGAAACCTCTTTCTATTCACCTTGATTCCGCAAAGTAAATACACTACGTATCTAGCAAAATATATGGTACTATCTACACAGGCGTACCACGATATTGAGTTCTATATCGGTTATAATAATATCCAATATTTATTACTACTTACCTATATATCCTCGAATCTACACCAGAACGTCTTCTTATTTGGGAGCTCGTTCGTCCATTACTTACGATGGATAGATACAGAGTATTACGGCAGCAACTATAATAACATTTTTAGAAGAGACTACTACTTTTTCAAGCTTCTTTATATGCTCCAGTTTTATCGAATGTATTTCTCCTATTACGTTGAATCCCCTAACATATACACGCTTGTAATAGTTCCACCTTTATTTGCATCGTATGTTCTTGCTTTGCTAGCTCCGTCTGCTCGACTAGCATCGATTGCTACATTTACTCCAAAAGTCATAGAGATATATATGATGTACTCGCTGTTAAATAACAATATCTTGAAATATACGGAATATATTTACCTATTTATGAATATTTACTTTAACTGTATCCAGCTACGCAAACCGATCACTATCGCATTATACGGCAGAGAAAGAAGCAGGAGAAGCTAGAGCGAAGCAGCGAAGCGACCGAAGCAGCAAAGCAGCGAAGCAGCGAAGCGACCGAAGCAGCAAAGCGACCGAAGCAGCAAAGCAGCGAAGCGAAGCCGAATCCTACACCTTGCTTATTTTTATTTATATATATAGTAATATATTAGGTAATTACAGAAGCCTATTTATGGGTATTAATGATAGGCGGCTAAAGCAGCTAAAGCAGCCAATTCAGCTAAAGCTATCCAATGGCATTCGCATTATAATCGTCCCATTAAATACAAAGCTAACCTATATATCCACAAATTATTTATTGGGACGTTATCAAGAAACGAGAGACGAAGCCGGTTTGACGCATTACTGCGAGCATTTACTTGGCTGCCTTACTTCCCAAAAATACAAGAGTTCAGCGAACGTCAGCGAGGAAATATATAAAAGAGGCGGCGAGTTTAATGCGTTTGTCACGGACTATGAGATGAGTATTTACATAAAAGGCATCTATGATGACTTGGAGTTTTATATGGATATACTTTCAAACACTATAAATAACTTTTATGTAGAGAAAGACGTCAAAATAAAGGAGAAAGGCGCCATCATGCAGGAATATATGGGATATATATCAAATAATAATTACGCGTTCGAATATAACGTTTTCAAGTTTCTATACCCGAAGTATTCCTATATGGCGGATTACAAGAGGCACATTCAAATGCTAAAGGGGTTCAGTGACGAAGATGTCAAGCGATATATTAAGAGGCACATGAATACCGACAATTTAGTAATCACCATAACGTGTCCCACGCTGAAAGTCACAGAGACGATTAAGAATCTCAAGAAGTATTTCGGCGTTATAAAATATAAGAAGACGACTACTGAATATCCTGTAATAAAACACAGCAATGACTGCTTAAAAATAGTGAATATCAGGAATGCGGTTGCAGATAAAAACAGCTCGCTTATTATTCATTTACCGAAGCGCATCGCATACCTGTCGGAGGAATATCTTATTTTATATTACTATATCAACCGGATCATCTTCAACTTCGAGACTGGTATATTCTACAAGATACTTCGCAAAAAACTCGGCATCATTTACAATATCGGTTTGTCTGTTAATGTGGATAGCTATAATCCCGAGATGTCCTATTATAATATCACCTCTAAATGTCATAGCAAATACACCACAGTGCTTATGGATAACTTCCTTACTATTCTACAAAACTACGAGATGGAAGATGAGAGCATTTTGAACGCCAGGCGTCATTTCAAATACCTATATGAATCCACGAAGTTTTATAATCTTAACTCATTAAACGACGAGTATAAGAACCAGCTCCTATTCTCCAAGGATATCTTTACAAGCAAAGAGATTTACCAGAAGATACTAGCCATCAAATCTAGCCGAATAAAGGAATATTACACCAATACGTTTGTAAAAGATATCCTGGGGAGACATATCCTCTTCTACTACTCGAATAAAAATATTAACAAGGCGATCGCCTCCTTATATGCAAAACATATGCCAGGGGTTAAATGCAAAACGCATTATATATCTTAAGAATATCAAGAATCTAATATCAAGAATCTCAAGAATATTTTATATTCCTAAATTATCTTATCTTATCTTAATAGAATACCATAAATATTACCTGCTATGGACTCCACATATTTTTACATGTACTTATTGGTGATATTTACAATGACCCTATCATTCACCATAATACGATGCGTTTTTAATATACACGCCATTGATATGTTCTTTTATCCTAACAATGCGAATAATATCATTGAGAATAAGGTGTATCTTATATCTCATATATTAGTCAATTTTCTGCTAGGGGTTATATTCGGCTTTGATATAATATTCGGGATGTTTGTTAAGATAATAATATTTGAAGTATATCTGCATATCACAGAGCATTGTGATGTTTTCTATTTGTCTAAACCAACAAACCTATTTGTCATCATTTTAATATCTTTGGTAAGTTACACCTTCGGTAGCATACTAAATAAGATATTGTATAAAAAATAAAATATGAAATATGAAATATAAAAAATATAGAACAGACACGATACTATACATATACGGCTTTGCCTAGGTTTGCCTCATGGCTTCCACGGCTTTGCCTAGGTTTGCCTCATGGCTCCCGCCTTTCCCGCTCAATTTTTCACTGATTATATCATTGATATTACCAGCATATTTATTAAAGTTGATATCATTACGCATAGGACATCTAAACTGAAACTCTTCGGCTCCAGGCAACATATCGGCTCTTGCATTTTCAATCTGCGTATCAAAGTACTTAAACAGGCACTTTGAGTGCGTCATCGTGCAAATCTTCTCGGTTTTAGTGGAATTGTAGCTATACATATTTACAGTCGCCTCCTTATATTTGAAGTTGCTATGACAGATGCAGCAGATGCAACCCGTATCATTTACGTGTTTAAAGCTCTCAAGTTCGAATGGAAGATTCGTGATTTCCCAAGGAAAGCTCCTAAAAAGCATCTTATTAAGACGTTCAATCACCTTCATATTGTAGCTAAAACACCCGCTATCATAATTGCTCGTAAAGTTCTGCTTGCAAAACTGCGTCTTGAACTCGACAATATCGCTCATAATAAGCCCTGTGATTTTCTGCTTATTCAGGATACTCATTTGGTCGATAATGGTTCCGGTATTGCTAGAAAGGACGATCCCCTGTTTAGTTAAGAGAAACACGTTAGACAACAAATCCAGCCTATTAAACGGTGGCTGCAGCTTGGCCTTCCTAGGAACTACAATGTCAAAGTTCAAGACGATATTGACACCAGAATGAACGAAGGGGATCTTGCCGACCGTAACTTTGACCTCAATGTGTCTGTGTGTGATTACAGGCATATTGAAATAGATATTATCTTGTGAAACAGATATTTCCGATATCAACACATTTTCATACCCGACCCTGTCATTAAGGAGATGTTTGAGGGAAGTGACAAATGTCTCAAGCTCTCTTATAGAATACATACATATATCCATATCCTTCGCAACGAGAGTGCGAGCGGCCGTTTCGGGCTTATAATATTGGTTCCAAAACTTGTTGGTACTATACCCTTTGTTATTACTATTATAAAGTGTCTTGTAGTGGTCGGAAATTATCATATCCCTCGCATACCCACCAAAGATGACCCCGTTATTATCAAACACGCAGGTCTTCGCCATCTCATATAGAAGATACTTGATACGGTCGGTGGAGAAGTTGATCTTGACATTTGTCATTACCGCACTTGACGCTGTTCTTGGATGCTTAATGGTCGCTTTGCTGACTAGACGCTGTTCGCTCTTGCTGGCTTGCTGCTTTGCTGGCTTTTCGCTCTTGCTATTTGCTGATATTCGCTTGGTAATCAAACAGGCCTTGTTTAAACCTAAACCAGGATATTAAGTCAATTTTTAAAAATAACATAAAAAAATAACACATATTTATTCTCATATTCCGTAAGCAGCCGTAAGCAGCCGTAAGCAGCCGTAAGCAGCCGTAAGCAGCCGTAAGCAGCCGTAAGCAGCCGTAAGCAGCCATCATAATAAACCTAGCCTATATCGTGCTCTATCTTGGCACGTGAATATGCGTACATAACCTTCTCTGCTGTGTCTATAGGCAGTATGTAATCTTTCGCACCATAAAACTCTGGGCTTTTACGTGAGCTTCGATTGATTAATGTCCGTAACGCGAGTATATCGTGCAGTTCATATTGAATGCGGAACGACTTATTATTGATATCTGTAAATATAAAGTATATTGACGGCTTTATCTTATTAATTCCATCAGGCATATAGAAGCTATTGGGATATTTAAAAGACACATCAAAGATTCCTGTGCGGTCTATCTTGTGAATGTTTTGCGTATTCTCGAAGGCGATCTCATAATTCGGGAAAGGAAGCCCCGACCCCGAGTAATTACTCATTCTATCTATGGGATTCGCTGCTATTATTATAACGCTCGAATACATGGCACTATTTTTAATACTACCATTTATCTGCAATGTGGTATAATCCTTGCTATAATTGATATCAAACAAAGTATATTCGTCGTTAAATGCCATAATTTAATAAAAATATTATATATCTCTATATTTTATATATGTTTTATTTTTACAATTATATGGCTGGTATAAAAAATAATAAAAATTGCCTATGT